TTTTTCAAAAGATTCTCTGAGCTGCTTGATCTCGGCGGAATTTAGCCAATCGTCCATCGTCATGCCATCACCGGCCCCTGAAGGCTAACGTGCAGCATCCTCCACTTTCGGGCTTCCTTTTCGTGATGCGCCGCCCATTCTTCAACGGCACCAAGGATTAGCCCATAGGCCTGGCTGCAATCATCTTGATTACACATGAGTTCACACAGCGCTTCGCTAATAGCTTCTTGCTGTTGCTTCAAATGTGGGTCCAATGGAAAGAAGAACTAGTTGGCAAAATCATACCACCTCCACCCATCCAATCATCCCGAGAGCCTTTGCGCTCAAGGCACTGTCTACGGTGAGAACAAGAGTGTCGCTAACGCCTGAGGCGTTTTGACCAAGCGCCAAACGAATGGCCTCTGCCACTGCATAGTTGTTTGCGCTTCCCTGGCTGACAAAGCCAGCGTCGATAATGGTGCCACCAGTTGCCGTGCCACTTGTAGTGACTTCCACGTTGCCTCTGCCATTGTCAGCAGCAGTCCAGGCCACTCCAGACAGGGTGGGGTTGAGACGAAGTCGCCAAAGCACCACATCGCTCGAGGCGGTGGTGGTAGAAATGCGCACGGGAAGAATCACATTGCCAGTGCGACCACTGGCCATACGAATGCCAGCAGTGATGCGCTCTCCAGAAGTGTTGGGGACAGCCGCAAGGTCGTGACCCGCCGAATAAACTGCACCATCAGGCTCATAGCCCCCTTCACTCAGCAGACTGCAGCAAATATGCTTCATTGTCGCGCCAGAGGCCTGAGCGCTAGCGTTGCGCAAGCGGTAGGACAATGGAAGAATGGCAGTAGTCATGTAGACACTGCTGAGTGCGTTGTAGTGCTCAAACTCGTGACAATAAATGATTTCCCCATTGACAACAAAGCCGCATCGCACTCGCCCCACTCCCAACCATTCCAAGTCGGCAGTAAAGATTTGCGCTTTTGAAAAATCTAAAGAATCAAGAGTGTCAAGATTCCATTCTGATTGATTTACAACGTCTTCTTGTACTGTGCCATCGGCGTAGCTTCGAATGACAAATTGCACTGTTGTGCCACTTGCTCTAACCATCACGCCATTTTGGTCGTTAAATATGCCCACCTCTTGGATGAGGCCAGGGGCTAGTGGGGCGCCAGCAAAACTCTGCAAAAGCATCATGCTCTTGCCGGCCTGGTAAGGGAAGTTCTGTTTGGTGCGCCTAAGCACAGTGTCGCCGGAAGCAGTGGTGGTGGTCATTGCCACGCTGCTTTGATTGGCTAAAAACGTGGAAGTGCCACTGCCAACAATTGCATCAAACCACTGATCGGGACGCTTGTCATAGCGCATTGTGCTATCAAAAAGCGTATAGGGAGCGCTGGTGCGTTGCCTGCCAAACGCATCCACCGCTCCACTATCTACGCCGGTTCGAAGAAGCTGTCCACGGTGATCAGCCTCAATAACAGTTTCAAACTGTTCTCCGCCCTTTCGTACTTGTCCCATTACGCCTCCAGCTTAATTAGCGAACCATTCTCCAACTCTAAATACACTCCGCTCTCCATGAGCAAATAAAGCCTCATGAGAGGCGCTTTTATTGCTTCGTTCAGCAAAAGCCCTAATGAAATGATCATCAAACCACCCCCACTAAACCAGAAGCCGTGGTGCCACTTGCATAAACACGCTTCACCTTCAGGGGCAAAAAACTACCTCCTGGCACATTAAAAAATACCACTGGCGTGGTATTTCCAGAGCAAGCAAGATTGACATTGCCCGTAAAGCCAACATAAACGGCATTTGTTACAGCAGTTAAGTCGGACGAATCACTGGGTGCAATGGAAAAGGCGGACGTGCCATGAAGGCCTTCAATGTCCAATGCCGTGCCATCAGCATCTCCACCAATTAGGAACGCTTCATACTGTTCTCCATTGACAACTCGTTGTGCCATAATCAACCATTTTGCTTGTCTTTATCGTAGCAATATGCTTCCTCGTATTCAGTGCCAATGGAAAGCATGGCTTCGATTACGTTTTGCGGAGCATAGCCACAACCCATCATAAATTGATAGAAAGCTCTCATCATTGCAGGAGCCGAATCAGCACTATAGGTGTGATTGATTTCTTGATAGGAGCATGTGTCATGACACACGCCATCATCAGAAAAACGATGGGAAAAGGAAATTGAATTGACGAAAGCCATTGCATGAAAAAGAGGCCAGCCCGTAGACTAGCCTCTCGTCTGCCCATCGTCAATCAGCTTTTTCCCTGCCCTCGCAAAAGCTTTCGACCATGGCTGGGGCGACTATGAGCGCCATTGCCTTGCCTGGTGCGCTTGGGAGTGCTGATGATGATGCGCTTGGAGCTGGATGCTCCTGCTTTGCTTTTGACTGCCACAATGGGAAAGAGAAAAAACTAGCTTAGCCCTGCCAAGGCACGCCAGCGGCTTTCGTGGGAAATTGCTGCTCATCAATTTGGGCCTGAAGAGCGGCTTCAATTTCTGCCACTTTTTCTTCACCAAACTTGTCCTTCACCCATTGCACCACGATTTCTTCTGTGAGCTGGCTGAACGGAATCATTTCATCCTCAGGCCTCTCCAGCCCAAGACTGCCATAGGCGCCACTAGTGTACACACCATTGTCAGCATTAACAGTATAGTGGCAGGTAAAAACAAAACCGTCGGCCGTTTCCCTTTCGAGGTTGGCGATCGCCCATTTGAATGTAGTAGCCATGGAAAATCAATTGACTTGAGACAGTCTACAGCACCGGCATCTCATATTCTTTTGTGGTGTTGCAATAGTGCTTGAAAATAATTTCGCTGGTATTGCCTGCCCAATTCGCTACTTGCGGCACAGGGATTCCAGCCTCAATCCATCGACTGATGGCAGTGTGTCGACAATCGTATGGCCTGTACAGGTGTGAAATTAAATCGCATTGATGCAGTGGCTGCAACTTTTTGCGAAAATAGCTCTGGAAGGCAAGCCTGTCCCATGGAAAAATATATTCTTGTTCTTGTGGGAGTTTCGATAAAATTTCTTGACACCTTCCGTTCAATGGCACCCATCGTTTCTTGTTGGTCTTGGTGCTATCTTTTAAGCCATGGGTCAGCGTCCAATTTTGATGCACTAAGGCTTTGTTGTCCTTGATGTCACCCCAGCGCAGTGCTCGCACCTCGCCGGTTCGCATGGCCGTTTGCAACATAAACTCTGCATACCAAGCCCAATTCACATTTTTATAAGTTTGCTTCGCCTCCAGAGCGGCCAGCACAAGTCCGGTCTCATTGCGGGGGATCACAATGATATCCTCGTCCCTTTGTGGGGCTTTAGGCATTTTGAAGCTGACCAAGGGATTCCTGTCCAAATACCCCACATCTTCTTGTGCGGCCCAACGAAACATAGTTTTAGTGTACATAGCTACGCGACGGCTTGATAGCACGGGTTTTTCGCCCAGTACCCAGATCATAATTTTGCGTGCCTCTGTTAGCTCTTGAATCGGACAGCGCTTCAACCACTTGGTTACCTGGCTGTAGTCAGAGGTCAAACTGGTGGGGCACAAAGAAATTGAACGCTCTTCCAAGAAGGCGCTCCAAAGCTCTGAAAGTGTCGTGGGCATGATCTGAAGTGAGTGAAGACGGTTACACTACTCACCCAAGAGGATGCTGTCAAGCCGAGATGCGTTTAAATTCTTCCATAAATTCTTTTCCCATTAGCTTCGTAAGGTCGCCAGGTTGAAGATTATTGATGCATTTCATTACTTCTTTAAAGCGGCGCAAGTTTTCTTCTTCGCTGATCTGTTCCTTTTGGTTTTCTTCTTCGAGACGTTTCTTTAGCCATAAGCGTTCATCAGCATGGAGATCTTCAAATAATTCTTCGATAGTGTCAAATGATTTATATTCTTGTTCATCCGGGTCGTTAAAAGATTGCTGAAATTTCTCCCAGTTCTCATCTAATTGTTTTTCTGCCCAACCCCAGGCTCCATGTTCCATACCATCAATACTGGCAGCTTCGATCTCTTGCTTGATAATGAAACGAAGCATTTCAATTTGATGTTTGTTCATGATTAAAAACAGGCAAGCATCTTTTGAATACGCTCAACTTGATATTGATACTCTTCCATAGCTTCAAGATCGTCAATGCCACGAGTAACCGCATAATTACTAAGATCAAGACGAAGCTTGTCAGTATCGCTCCAGAGGCGATCCATTACGAATTGTTTAATAAACCGTTTGCCTTCAGCGTTCATGGTAATTAGGGAAGGTGACTACTGGGCTTGGCGACTCAGTGCCATAGCCCTGTTTTCTTCATCCTTGACTGCTTGCCTGATTTGGCAAAGCACATGCTCTTCGGCTTTGGCGTTGCCGGAATCAATGGCAATCAAAAGTCGGATACAAAGCGAGCGGTAATCAGGTGACATAGAAGTGGGAATGACTACTTGAACCAGTGGATGGTGATGGCGCGTCCAGCTACCAATCCCGTTATGAAGCCCGCAGCCCAAGTAAACAGGATCAAGATTGTCATTGCTAGACCTTCTGCTGCGGCTCGGGCTGGTCAAGATAGGCGCGAGCTTCGGCCAGCAAATCAAGTTCGTCTTTCTCGTACCATCCTTCCCATTCCATGAACATTTTCAGCGCATCAGTGAATCGGTGGATCAGGTCTCTAGGCTTCGTATCGCATCGGTTTGTCGCGGTGTTCTGCCTAAGAAACTCCACCATCAAACGGTGGGCTTCACCAGCATCGGCAATAAACTGACCCCGGTAATGAAAGCCTTCTTTATCGAGGCGGATGACCTGCTCGCCAAACTCGTAGCGAGAGTCGTGAAATGTAATGTTGCTGGTGGGTTGGTCAGTCATTTAGTTCCAAAGCAAAGGATTTGAGCCGGACGATTGTCGTAAAGCTTCTGGCAAGCCTGCCACTTTTGTGGCAACCACCACCAGGCAGCCGCAAACACGATCAGCAGAGTAGCCGCCATAAATGCTGCGTAAAACCTGTCTTCGTTAGTCATTGATTTGCTCCAGTGCGCGGCGGATTGTAGCAAGATCTTTCATGCTGTCAGAGAAAAATTCGCCGGTTTGTTCAATACGACTTAACCCAATTAACGCCTGCTCCTTCAAGCTTGACGGCTTGGGGCGGCGCAATGATCGCAGCCAATCAGCGATTGTTCTGCCGTAAACAGTTCGGATGTCGGCACAGCACGCCTCCAGCTCCTGGTCAGCGCCTGCTTGAAATGCCTGGATCAATAAAACATCAGCATGTTCCTCTTCATCAAACCACGCATCTTCCCACTTCTTTAATAAATCAGAAGGTGGAATAGCAGGGTGATGATCAATAACAAACAACTTGTCACCGTTAATTTGTTTAGTCATCGAGCTGCTCCAGTGCGCGGCGGATGATTGCCATTTCGTCATCACCCAAATCACCACGGTGGGCGTCATCGATGATGGTCAGCGCCTGCTCCTTCAAGCTCGGCGGCTTGGGGCGGCGGGCGGCGCGGAGTTTTTCTACGTCTCCAGCAAAGAGCGAGTTGAAGCGCAGCCACTCACAGCACGCCTCCAGCTCCTGGTCGGCGCCCCATTGGGCGGCCTCAGTGGAGACAC